TGTTAAGTGCATATAAAAGACAATCAGGAATGATTGAAAAAGATTATGGTGTAAAAACTGAACAACAGTGGGCAGAAAAAAGAGGTTGGAATGTAAAACAATTACAAGATGGATCAGAACTTAGTAAGAGAAGATCAGCATGGATAGCTAAAAGTCAAGCTAGACACGCTGATTTATATAAATATAACATGCCAAAGGCCAAAATATTGGATAATAATACTAATCAATATTATCAAGTGGGTAGTTCAGGGCAATTAGAACCTATAACTACAAAATCATAAAACAGAATAGAACTGTACAAATCTAACCAAACACAAATATTAACAACAACAAAAACAAAAACAAAAACAAAATGGCAAAATTTATAAATTTCCATCAAGTAAACATTAATGCAGGTCAACCTTTTGGTCCAGATTATGATGTATTAATAAATGTTGATGACATCGCAAAAATCGCAGCTACTGGTGCTACAGGGCAAAATGCTAAAACATTAATAGTAAGTTTTAAGCAATCTGCTCTCTCAACACCAGATTCTACTAACCCTAAAACAGTTTCTTTTGCTGTTCATGCTGATAACGTTGCAACTACCAATCCAACACTTACAACTGGTAGTGCAAACACAATTTATGACGCAGTTATAAGAGCACTGACAGCTAACCCAGGTGGGGTTAAATCTACTGTAAGTTTACCTAGAGATCAAGCAGCTACTCCACTACAAATGTATTTTAGCGGAGCTACTTGGGCATAGTAATTAACTTATGAAATCACAAGGATTAGGCGATTCTATTGAAAAGTTTACTACAAAAACAGGTATTAAGACCATCGTTGATTCTGTCTCCGAAGGTCTTAATATTCCTTGTGGATGTCAACAAAGAAAAGATGCACTGAACAAAATATTTCCATATTCAACAAGATAATAATAATGGCTTTTAAACTTAATAACCCTCCTTACGTAGCAACTGCTCCAGTTCATGAGATTGATATGGAAGATGGTATACTTGGTAAAGCTGATAGAAATGGGAGTATATTAATAAATAAAAACATAAAAGATCCTAAACAAAGACAAGATGTTGTTAATCATGAACAAATTCATATTAATGATATTAAATCTGGACTTCTTTACTATGATGATGAAAACGTATATAGTCGTAAATCTGTAAATGATAAATGGCAAATTCATCCTCGTAAAAATATGAAAGAAGGTAATAAGTCTTTATCTTGGGAACAAAAAGCACATAAACATTCATAAAACAAATAAAATGGGAAAAGGTAAAAGTAAAGAGTCAATAGCTCAAGAAAAGAAAAACTTACTTGGAATTAATCCAATTGCAGATCATGCAAGTGGTTCTTTCATGAGTAAGCATTCAATAACAAGTAATGGATCAAATAGTCCATTACACGATTCAGGTCATGGTGGCGCAGAAGATCATACACACTCTACTTGGTCAAATGTAAAAAATTATGCTCAAAATAGTTCATTGAATAATTTTAGAGTAGGAGGTGGAACTGGAGAGGTGAATAGTAACAGACGCGCAACAAACACAAAACCTTTGGGAGAAAGTAGACAACAAAGTTATAAAGGCGAACAAAGACGAAAAAAGAATTTAGCTTATATGGCTAAAATAGATGCTTTAAAAAAAGGATAAAAATAAATGAGTAAAAAAAAGCCTTTTAAAGAGACTGGGGTAGGTAAATTTCTTATCGAAAAAGCCCCTAGTATCTTGGGTATTGTTGGTGATGCTATATTACCAGGTAACGTTATTTCAGAATTAATTTCAGGTAATAAAAGTTTATCTGAAGCTGATAAAGAAATAGCTTTACAAAAACTTACAATAGAAAGGGCAGAAATTGATGGGACAACAAGGCGCTGGGTTGCAGATGCTCGTTCAGGAGCGTGGCTTGCTGCTAATGTTCGCCCACTAGTATTAATATTTTTAACAATTAGTTACGTAATAGGATGGTATTTACACTATCCACTGGACTCTATCACTGGACTTCTTTCTATAGTAATAGGAGGTTATTTTGGTTCTCGGGGAGTTGAAAAAGTATTCGGAAACAATAAACATAAATAAAAAAAAATGGGATTTTATCAAAAAAATTTAAGCGATGGATCTACTCACGCTGTAGCTATTGAAACAGTTGCTACATTAAGAGCTCCTGGAGCTTCAGCGGCTGGTATACCTGTAGGACAATTTACAGATACCACCGCAAATATAGCTGCAACTGCTCAAGTTATTACGGCATATGCTTCTGGAGGTACTTTTTTAGGTTCAGCTGCTAATGTTCAAAACAAACAATGGGGAGCTTATTATACAATTGAAGCTAATGGTGCAGGATCTATTACAAATGTAAGAGTAGTACAAATTAGACCAGATGGATTAAACCAAGGAGTTGCACCAGGTGCACCCGCTAATCCAGGATCTGGCCCAAATATGGCAGCAAATGCACAAACAATAGTATTTAGTGCTTCAGATTTAAACACTGCTTTTGGTCAAACTAATATAACTGGCACATTATCAATAGCTTTAGCTGGTACAGATCTACAAGCTCCAACGACCGGGGCTGATGCTGGTACAAATGCTATATATGAAGCAGATACTGGGTTTAGTGGTTTTGATCTATATGTAGGTGGAACTGGAGATGTTAAATTAGAATTGGCTGCAGCACCGCCCAATCAAACAGTAACAATACAAAGTATTCCAGCTGGAACTACTTTAAATATGTTAGTAAGAAAAGTATATACTAACGATACAACAACTACTGCATCTGAAATGGTTGCATTATATTAAATAATTATTAATTAAATTAAATTAACTCAAATGACAAAAGAAGATACAAAAAAAGAAGGATGTTCATCTTGTGATGAAAAAGCTAAACAAGTTACAGGAAAAATTACTGCTGAACAATTATCTACTATAAAACAACAACAAGAGGATATTACTCAATTATTACGAGATATTGGTTATTTAGAAAGTCAAAAACATGGGTTATTACATAAATATGCAGGTGTAGTACAAGATGCTGAAGCATTTAAACTCAAACTGGAAGAACAATATGGAGGAATAAACATTAGTCTTGAAGATGGTAGTTATACTATGATAGAAGATAAAAAGGAAGAAAAAAAAGAAAGTGAGTAAAGTTATAAGAAAAATCAGTATTGGATCTGATTACAAAAATGATGCCATGCATTATGCTATATCGCAGCAGGTATATGGTGGTCATACTATTTCTCATATTTTATTTGATAAAGAAGAACAATCTTATAATATATTTATAAAAAAAGAAGATGAGGTATTACCTTGGAAGAAGTTTAATTCTAACATGGCAATATCTGTTGAATATGATTTAGAATATTAATGAATAGTTTATATCAATTTATTATAAAACCTATTGGTGAAAGATATAAAAATACGATTAATATTGAAAATAAAGAATTAATGATAAATTCTAGTATATCTAATCATAAATTTATAAATAGAGAAGCTGAAGTTGTATCAATTCCACTTAATTATAAAACAAATATAATAAAAGGTGATAAAATTATAGTTCATCATAATTTATTTAGAAGATATTATAATATGCAAGGTAAGTCTGTAAATAGTAGTAAATATTTTAAAGATGATTTATATTTTGCTTTTCCTTCTCAAATTTATATGTATTATAAAAATAATAAGTGGAATACTCATGAAAATTATTGTTTTGTAAAACCTGCTTTAGAAGATAAAAAAATTTTAAAGAACACTGGTATACTAAAATATGGTAATAGTTCATTAGAAGTACTTAATATTAATCCAGGTGACATTATTGGTTTTAAACCATTGAGAGAATTTGAATTTATTATTGATAATGAATTATTGTACTGTATGGAATCAAATGATATTGTAATTAAATATGAACACAAAACAAACAAAAAAGAATATAATCCAAGCTGGGCAAAAAGCAGTTGAAGAACTAATTAAAGTTGCTAAAGAAAAAATTGTAGATTCAGAAGACGATATTTCTGCAGATAGATTAAAAAATGCAGCTGCTACTAAAAAATTAGCTATTTTTGATGCCTTTGAAATACTTACTCGTATAGAAGAGGAAGAAAATATGTTAAAGGAAATTAAAGAAGAACATCGCGGAAACAACTTTAAAGGATTCGCAGAAGGAAGATCTAAATAATGTATATACAAACTTTATACAAAATTTTACCTGACCATATTAAATCTAAAATAATAAAAAGAAATAATAGATATAAGAAATGGAAAGAAGGTTATGATAAAGAACATGATGTTGTAGTTATTAGTAAAACTGGTGAAATTGGGGAAATATATGAAATACAAGGTTTAAAAGTTGCGTTGCCACTTGAAAAAAAAGTATATAAAAGAGATAATAAGAAAGACAATCAATATTGGGAAGTTTTTGGTTATCCAAAAGAATTATCTAGACTAAGAACAGTTTTTGATTGGAATGACCGTTCTCTTGATTTTAAAAATAAATGGTATGATTATATTGATGAAGAATTTAAAAGACGTGAAGAAGGTTTTTGGTTTTATAATAAAGGTAACCCTATTTATATCACTGGTTCTCATTATATGTACTTGCAGTGGACCAAGATTGATGTTGGATCAGCAGAGTTTAGGGAATCAAATAGATTATTCTTCATTTTCTGGGAAGCCTGCAAAGTGGACAATAGATGTTATGGAATGTGCTACCTTAAGAATAGACGGTCTGGTTTCTCATTCATGGCATCATCGGAATTGGTACATCAAGCAACCATCTCTAGCGACTCTAGATATGGGATATTATCTAAAACTGGAGCAGATGCGAAGAAGATGTTTACAGATAAGGTGGTACCAATATCAGTTAACTACCCATTTTTCTTCAAACCGATACAAGACGGTATGGACAGGCCTAAGACAGAGCTTGCCTACAGAGTTCCTGCCTCGAAACTTACCAGAAAAAAATTGGACGAGAATACCAAGGTTGAAGAGATACAAGGATTGGACACAACGATCGACTGGAAGAACACCGGGGACAACTCGTATGATGGAGAGAAATTACAACTCCTTGCCCACGACGAATCAGGGAAATGGGAGAGGCCGGACAACATCCTTAATAACTGGAGGGTCACGAAAACAACGTTAAGATTAGGTAGTAGAATAGTAGGAAAATGTATGATGGGATCTACCTCTAATGCATTAGATAAAGGAGGAAATAATTTTAAAAAATTATATGATTCATCAGATGTTACAAAAAGAAATCGCAACGGACAGACTAATTCAGGATTATATAGTTTGTTCGTACCTATGGAATGGAACTACGAAGGGTACCTTAATACTTACGGAATACCTGTATTCGAAACTCCAAAAAAAGCCGTCGCTGGGATTGATGGATCACAAATTGAAATCGGAGTTATTTCCCACTGGGAGAATGAAGTCGAAGGATTAAAGAATGATCAAGATAGTTTAAATGAATTTTATCGTCAATTTCCTAGAACTGAAAAACACGCTTTTAGAGATGAAACTAAAGAATCTTTATTTAATTTAACAAAAATTTACGAACAAATTGATTATAATGAGGATTTAAGAAATACAAATGTTATTACTCAAGGTAGTTTTCAATGGGAAGATGGAATTAAAGATACTAGAGTATTATTTGTACCTAATAATAATGGAAGATTCTTTATCTCTTGGGTTCCTCCAATTAATTTACAAAATAGATATTTAGTTAAAAATGGTATTAAATACCCCGCAAATTCAGATTGTGGATCATTTGGATGTGATCCATATGATATTTCCGGAACAGTAGATGGTAGAGGTTCAAAAGGTTCTTTACATGGTTTAACTAAATTCACAATGGAGGATGTTCCTCCTAATACATTTTTTTTAGAATATATAGCACGACCACAAACTGCTGAAATATTTTTTGAAGAAGTATTGATGGCTTTAGTTTTTTATGGTATGCCTATACTAGCAGAAAACAATAAACCTAGATTATTATATTATCTTAAACGAAGAGGATACAGAGGATATTCGATGAATAGACCTGATAAAATTTATAATAAATTATCTGTAACAGAAAGAGAAATAGGGGGAATACCTAATTCAAGTGAAGATATAAAACAAGCACATGCCGCGGCTATTGAGGATTATATAGAAAATTTTATAGGTTACAATGGTGATAATTATGGAGATATGTATTTTCAAAAAACATTAGAAGATTGGGCTAAATTTAATATTAATAATAGAACGTTACATGATGCCTCAATAAGTTCTGGTTTAGCTATTATGGCTTGTAATAAAAATAGATATAAACCAATTGCAGATAGAAAAATAATAACAGTACCTTTAGGTTTTAAAAAATATGATAACAAAGGGGTTAATTCAAAAATACTAAATTAGATGGTTAAGATTAACTATAACAGTTCTTTCCCTGATCAGGTGGTACCTGAAGAAGAGAAAAAATCTAGAGAGTACGGATTACAGGTGGCGCAAGCTATTGAGCACGAATGGTTTAGAAATTCTAGTGGACAAAATCGTTTTATAAGTAATTTTCAAAACTTCAATCGATTAAGATTATATGCTAGAGGAGAACAACCTGTTCAAAAATATAAAGATGAACTAGCTATTAATGGTGATTTATCTTATCTTAATTTAGATTGGAAACCAGTTCCAATATTATCTAAATTTGTAGATATTGTAGTAAATGGCATGACAGATAAAGGATATGAAATAAAGTCATATGCTCAAGATCCATTTGCAACAAAACAAAGAACAAATTATGCTTCTAATGCTTTAAGAGATATTCAAAATAAAGCTGAAATTGATCAATTAAATGAATTAACTGGTAATAATTTTTATTCTTCAGCAGACCCCGAATCCTTACCCGAAGATCAAAATGAATTAGATCTTTACATGCAATTAACCTATAAACAAAGTATAGAAATTGCCGAAGAAGAAGCTATAAATAATATTTTAGATTATAATAAATACGAACAAATTAAAAAAAGATTAGCATATGATTTATCTGTATTAGGTATTGGTTGTGTTAAAACTGATTTTAATTTATCTGAAGGGGTGACAGTGGACTATGTCAATCCGGCTAGTATAGTTTATTCTTATACTGATGACCCTAATTTTGAATATATTTTTTATATTGGAGAAGTTAGAAATATGTCTCTTTCAGAAGTAAAAAAGCAATTTCCA